AATACCTTTCTCCTGAACCTTTAGTAAACTATAATAACTTATCACTTACCACATACTCTAATGTCCATTTTGTAGGAGATGCTTTATCTGCTCGTGGAATTACAGTAAGTGGAGCTCAAGGTATTTATGTGGTTGAAGATTTGCTTAGCAATTCATAAGCTCTAGCTAATCTGGTCATACCAATTCCACCACCAAATCTTGGAAAGAAGTTATGAGAGAGAAATTCTTCTAATTCTCTCTCAACTCTTTCCTTTCCAAATAGTTCAAAGAGTTTTTCACAATACTTCCCATCTTCAATAGTATAAAACATTTCTCTCATCCCTTCTACATCACAAGAACGCTCAGCTGACCCAATTGTTTCTTGGCCATAAAGAATAACATCTACTTTATTAAAGATTCCTTCTCCTCTATATTTCATGTTCCAAAATGGATTTGTTCTTTTTGGAAAATACTCTAGTGAAATTACTGATCCTTTTTCTTTCCACATTCTATCTTCATGTTCATTTTCTAAGATTGGTACTCCACCATATTCTTCACAAACTTGGTCATATATAACATGAACTGACTCATCAAATCCTAAATGTTCAAGAAGTTGAGTCTCAAGTTTAATCATATCTGCTATAGTTCCCTTAGACTCAAACTCAAACATAGGGAAAATTAACTCATGGCGACCAGGAATTGGTGTTTTTTCTTCTCTATAGGAAGTAGAAATACAAAATACTCCACCCCATTCTGGATTTTTTAACAATTCATATTCTAACCACATCTGACCTGTCTGAGGTAAGGGCCACTGTTCTCCACAATATTCAAAAGTTTTTACAGAATGTGGATTTTCACAGGCCGCTAAAATAGATAAACGTGATTGGACTGGGACTTCTTTAAAATTCTTACTTAAAAAGAATTCTCTCATTTTTTGAACGAGTTCGTGATAGGTTTGTGTGTTTTTCATATTATTTTTTTTACTTGTTAAACAAAAAAAAATCCCTCTATTGAGGGATTTCATACTTTTTATTTTTGAGTCTTCTTTCTCATTACGTATACATATATTAAGATTTTTTAAAAGTTTGGCCTTGTTAAATTTTTTCACTATATTCAAGCATAATTAAAAATTAGTTATGTTAAATATTTATGAAGATTTATCAAAGATTGGTAAACAATTAATGATATCTGAACCTTTTTATGGTATTTTTATGTCAACTTTAAATAAAGTTGTAAGAAAAGATCTACCTACTGCGGGAGTTTCTAAACATAATGTTAATTACCAATTAGCTATTAATGAAGAATTTTGGAATTCATTAGATAATGATAAAAAGAAAATAGGTTTATTAAAACATGAACTACTTCATATTTGTTTTAACCACTTAGAAGACCGAGAATGGTACCCAAACCATAATTTACATAATATAGCTGCTGACTTAGAAATTAACCAATACATCAACCCAGAATATTACCCAACTCCAGATCTTATTTTACTATCATCTTTTCCAGAACTATCATTACCTGAAAAAGCTGGTACAAAAGTATATTATGGGTTATTAGAACAAGCTTTAAAGGATGGAACAAGTCCTTCATTAGAAGAACTAATGGATACTTTAGGAGATAATGGACTACATCCAACTTGGATTGAATTTGATGGGATGAGTGAAGCTGAAGCTAAATTAGCTAAAGCTCAAATTAAACATCAAATTGAAAATATTATTAATGAAAATAAAAATCAAAATAGAGGTTTTATACCATCTGAATTAGAAGTTTGGATTAGTTCTATGTTTGATGAACTTCCACCAACTTATGATTGGAAGTCTTATTTTAGAAGATTTTTTAGTTCATCATCTAAAATTTATACTAAAAAAACAAGACGTAAATTAAACAAACGGTTTTCTGAAAATCCTGCCCTAAAAATTAAACCTAAAAAGAATGTTTTAGTAGGAATTGACACCTCAGGTTCAATTAAAGATGAAGATTTAATTGAATTTTTTAGTGAAGTACAACATATGTTTAAAACTGGAGTAAATATTACTATAGCTGAAGGTGATGCTGCTGTTCATAAGGTTTATGAATATAATGGTAAAATACCTGATACTGTAACAGGAGGAGGAGGAACTGATATGAATATGTTTATAGAATTTTTTAATAAAAATAAAGAATATAATAGTCTTATTATATTAACTGATGGACATATTGGTCAAAATGAGATTAAATCATTTAAACCTGTGTTAATGGTTATATCATCAAATGGTGATAGTGTAGAGAATGTAAAAAACAACGGATGGGGCAACACCATCAAAATTAATTAAATCTATTTTTATGGCTAAAAAACAAACTTTAACCTCATCTAATGAGGTGTCTCTTAACATTAAAGAGGCTAAACAATTTCTTAAACATATTGTTGATAACAATAGATTTCTTCAAAGTCAAGGTAAACCACCAGTTGCTGTTGAAGTAGTAGGTGATTCTGGTATTGGTAAAACTTCTACTATTGTACAGTTAGCTAAAGAGTTAGATTTAAATTTTGTTAAATTAAATTTAGCTCAAATTGAAGAATTAGGTGACTTGGTTGGATTTCCAATTCGACAATTTGAAGTTTGTAAAACAGAAAATGATTGTTTGTGGATTGATGAACATGCTGTAACTGAGTATACTAAACAAGGTTATCAATTTACAGGTAAAAATAGAATGAGTTACTGCCCACCTGAATGGATTAGTAACAAAACTACAGGTGGTATTTTGTTATTGGATGACTGGAATAGAGCTGATATAAGGTTTATTCAAGCTGTTATGGAACTTATTGATAGACAGCAATATATTAGCTGGACTCTACCAAAAGATTGGCATATTATACTCACCAGTAACCCAGATAATGGAGAATATTTAGTTAACAGTATTGATAACGCTCAAAAAACACGTTTTATCTCAGTTAAGTTAAAATTTGATATTAATTGTTGGAGTGAGTGGGCTGAAAATAATACTATTGATAGTAGGTGTATCAACTTCTTACTCAAACACCCAGAATTAGTATCTACTAATACCAACTCCAGAAGTATTACAACATTCTTTAATTCAATTTCATCATTAAAATCATTTAATGACGAGTTGCCTTTAATTCAAATGATTGGAGAGGGTAGTGTAGGTTCTGAATTTACAACACTATTTACAATTTTTATTAATAATAAGCTTGATAAAATTATTTCACCTGATGTGATTATGAATCATGAAAGTGAAGAATATATTTTAAATACATTAAAAGGTATTATTGGTAAAAAGAATGAAAATGAATATAGAGCTGATTTGGCTTCTATCATATCAACTCGTATTATTAACTTTAGTTTGTTCTATAGTAAAGAAAATAAAATTGAATCTGATTATATTAATCGTTTAGCTTTTTTGATGAATGAAGAAGTATTTGCTGATGATTTAAAATATAAAATTGTAAAATCAATTTATAATGGCAACCCATCAGCGTTTAAAACATTAACTTTAAATAAAACCTTAATCAAGTTTTTGACTAAATAATTGCTAAATGATATTACTCCCTATTTATCACACCCAAGCTGGTAAATTTTTCTTTTCAGGTCTCGATGATTCAAGCCTATCAACTAAAATCATTCCCCAAGAAACTAAAGAAATTTTACAAAACCTTTTTCAGGAATCTAAAAATAATAAAATTAAAAATAATTCAACACTTTGGTTAACTTCTTTATCTGAGTTGCCTAACTATAAGTTAAAAAATTATATTAAAGAGAATAAACTTAATATTTCAACAGCTCGTAAATTTAGCCAATTAGATAATGTTATTATTAGTGATTCTTTTATTGAAAGAGAATATCTTACGTCTAACTATGATGAGTATATTATAAGTTTATAACTCTATAATTCAAACCCACCCAGACTTTAAAGCAGTTTTAGAAGATAAAGCAACTAAAATTATTAAAGGATATGCCTTAAAAAGACAACATGGGAGTGTAAAAGCTTATGATAAATTTGATTTCTTAATAGATTTAATAGATAATATTAAAAAATATAATATTAAAGTTGTATTAGATTCTTCACTACAAGAAGATATCAATAAAGGATTAACAATTGATTATGATGTTTTTGAAACATTATATGGAATGTTAAAAAATAATGATATGGGATCTTGGGAATTAGCTAAAGAAATTATATCTAATAATGAATATGAATCTTCTAAGCCTTATCTAATATTTCTTTATTGTGTTTTTCCTGAATTGAGAAAAAGTTCTATGAACAACAATTATACTTTCTTTAGAAAAAATCTAAATAAAATATATGTTGAAAAACTTTTTCCAAAACAATATTCTAAACTTAATTTTCCAATAGAAAAATTAATAGCTGCCTTAGTAAACACTTATCCTCAATATTCTATTGAGTTTAGTAAATGCTTAGTACACCATCTTAATCAATTAAGTGAAAAAACCATTATTAAAGATATAACTTTGATTTAATTTTAACTAAAAATGACAAAACAAAAATTTGACAAACCTCGTCGGCTTATTAAGCCTGAAGATGGTACCATTGCCTATACCTGGGAAGGTAAACTCCATAACTGGGATGGTCCCGCTCTTATTCCTGAAGGTAACAACCGAAAAATAGAATACTACATTCATGGTATTAAGTACACTGAAGAAAAATGGAATGAACTTAAAAGTGACCGTCAAGGATTACCTTGGTTTAAAAACCCAGCATATAAGGAGAGGAGCTAATATGTATAACATATGGCTCGTACAGTAGTACTTTTAAGTTGTGTTGCCCAAAAATTAAGCGAACCCGCTAAGGCCAGAGACTTATATCAATCAGACTTATTTAAAAAAAGCTTAGGATATGGTGAAAGTCTTAAACCAAATGCTATGTTTATTTTGTCTGCTAAACATTATCTATTACCTTTAAATAAAGTTATTGATCCTTATAATAAAACATTAAAAGACATGAACGCCGAAGATAGGCAAAAATGGGCTGATACTGTTTTAACCCAGCTAAAAAATAAAGGATATGATTTAGATAAAGATAATTTTGTGATTTTAGCGGGTAGTACATATAGTAAGGATTTAATTCCTCATATGAAAAACTATGAATTACCTCTTAAAGGTAAAAGAATAGGCGAACAAAAATCTTGGCTTAAAAAACAATTAGGAAAACTTAAAGAAACTGTAATAAAATTAACCCATTTACTTTATGAAGCTATCAAAGAAAAATCTCCCTTCTTTAATTGAGTCGTATCTTCAAGATATTGAAGATTTTGGAGATGAAACTATTTATACACCTGAGTATACTGTAGTGTGTGAATCTACTCTTAAAAATACCAAAAAATTAATTTTGGAATCTAAGAGTTTTTCATTATCTTTACTAAGAGAAAGTGTTAAAAGTGGCACTAATCTTCAAAAAGAAGTAATGGAGGATTTTATTTTATATATTAAAAGTTTTGATTAAAAATGAAAATAGGGTTTTGTGGAACAATGAGTGTAGGAAAAACTACACTGGTTAATGCTTTAAAAAATGTACCTGAGTTTAAGGATTATACTTTTACAACTGAACGTAGTAAATATCTTAATTCATTAGGTATTCCATTAAATACTGATTCTACATTAAAAGGTCAAAATATATTTTTGGCTGAAAGATGTACTGAATTAATGCAAGAAAACATTATAACTGATAGAACAGTAATTGATGTCATTGCTTTCACCAAATTAGCTAAATCTATTAGTTATATTGATGGTGACGCTTTTGAAGAATATGCTAAGCGTTTTATTAGAGAATACGACCATATATTCTATGTTTCTCCTGAAGGTACTATTATTGAAGATAATGGTGTAAGAGAAACAGATCAAGAATATAGAGATGAAATTGATCAAACTATTAAACTTTTGCTTTATAAATACAAACCTTGGTTTAATATTTTAAAAGGATCAACAGAAGAACGCGTCAAACAAGTAATAAAAACTTGTTTTGATATTTATAATATATGAAAAATCAAATTCTACTAATAATTTTAATAACAAGTTTATTTTGGTTCTTAGGTTGTTATATGTACATAGACCTAACCCATAAAGATTGTATTGATTGTAGTGTTTTAGTAGATGAGAATAATAGGAAATATCAAAACGAGCTTGATTCTTTAAACCTATTACGTGATAGTCTTGAAAAAGAAATAGTTGTAGCAGAATTTAAATCTGATAGCCTTAGAAATTCAATCTCAGCTCGTAATAAAGAATTAAACAAATTAAGAAAACAATATAATGAAACAATTGCTGCTATTGATAGTATGTCTAATGACAAGCTTGTTGAGTTTCTCACAAACCGGTATAAATAAAGATTCTTTAATTTGTATTCCTAGAGATGTTTTAGTTGAGGTAGTCACAGATCTAAGTTTGTGTGATTTATATAAAGAAGAAGTAGAGTCTTTAAAACAAGATACTACTGAACTTAATGAAATTATCTTTTATAGAGATTTTATAATTTCAAGAAGAGATGAAGAAATAAAAGCTTATAAATCAACTTTAGATAGTTGTAATACTTCTCGAGCCAGTTTAGAAGCTCAAAATCAAACTTTAAAAACCCAACTAAAAGAAAATCAAACAAAAATAACTTCTTATAGAAGAACTATAGGAGTATTATCATTATTTGTTGTTAGTTTATTTGTATGGGAAATAAATGAGGATAAATGAGTGATTTAAAAAAAATAATTAGAGAAGAGTATCTTAAATGCGCTCAAGATCCGGCGCATTTTATGAAAAAGTATTGTATGATTCAACATCCTCAAAGAGGTAGAGTTAGTTTTCATTTATATCCATTCCAAGAAAAAGTTTTACATTTAGTTAGAGATAATAATTATACCATTATTAATAAATCCCGCCAGTTAGGTATATCAACCTTAACCGCGGGATATTCATATGGTTACTAAAGTACGCTTTATGTATGATAATTTACCTAGTTGGCTTAAAGTTAATGCTATTGAAAATAACCGATTATCTCTAAGGTTAGAAAATGGATCTCAAATAAAAGCGGTAGCAGCTTCAGGTGATGCTGGTAGATCTGAAGCGGTTTCTTTTCTAATAATTGATGAGGCTGCTTTTATTGAACAAATTGATGAGATTTGGGCTTCAGCACAACAAACCTTAGCAACTGGTGGTGGATGTGTGGCTTTATCTACTCCTTATGGTACTGGAAACTGGTTTCATAGAACATGGACTAAAGCTGAAGCTAATGAAAATGAATTTTTACCTATAAGATTACCTTGGTATGTTCATCCTGAACGTGATCAATCTTGGAGAGATAGACAAGATGAATTATTAGGTAATCCCCGATTCGCGGCCCAAGAATGTGACTGTGACTTTAACACTTCAGGAGATATTGTTTTTTATCCTGAGTATTTAGAGTTTATAGAACAGACAACTATTAAAGAACCGATTGAGAAAAGAGGGGCTGATAAAAATTTATGGATTTGGGAACCTGTAGATTATTCAAGATCTTATATGATAACCGCTGACGTAGCTCGAGGTGATGGTAAGGACTATTCTGCTTTTCATATTTTTGACATTGAATCAAATGTTCAAATTGGAGAATATAAAGGTCAAATAGGCACTAAAGAATTTGGCCATTTATTAGTAGGCATAGCTACAGAATATAATAATGCTTTATTAGTGATTGAAAATGCTAATATTGGTTGGTCTACAATTCAAGTTGTTATAGAAAGAGAATATAGAAATTTATATTACTCTCCTAAATCTCAAGAGGTAACAGCTGAAACTTATATGAGAAATTATGAAAATAACCAATCTCAAGTTCCTGGTTTCACTATGTCTATGAGAACAAGACCTATGATTATAGGTAAATTCCAAGAATATATTTCTGATAAAAGTGTAACTGTTCAATCTAAAAGGTTACTTCAAGAAATGAGAACATTTATTTGGAAAAATGGTAGAGCTGAAGCTCAAACTGGTTATAATGATGATTTAATAATGAGTTTTGGTATTGGGTTATATGTTAGAGATACTGCTCTTAAATTTAGACAGCATGGTTTAGATATGTCAATAGCAGCATTAAATGCTATTACTAAAGTCCAAACCCCTTACCAAGGAGCTTATTTCGCCTCAGGTCGTGATAATCCCTATGC